AGCTTCTTCAAGATAACCATATTTTTTAATAGCAGCATTCTTACCTGCAACATATAAATCTTCTACTGATTTTGGTACTTTATTTTGTTTTATTAAATTATTAAAATGTTGAACAACTTTTATGTCACCAAATGGTAACTGTGAAGCCACACTTTGCCAATAATATTGTGTAAATGTAGGTATTCTCTGTAATTCAGCATCTGGTAACTCACCTAATGTGTACCATAAATACTCTGTTGCTTTGTTGAATTTTTCAAATGTTTGATTTTTTATTTGAGAATTAGATATCCAATCTGGTGTAGACAAAACATTTGGTGCAGCAACATCATATTTGCTGGACAAAAATTTCTTTATTAAATTTTGATTGGCTGGTGTCCATCTTGCAAAATCATCAAAAGTAATTACTTTACCTTCAAATTTTAATGTTCTGTTTGCAATTAATGTAAGTAAATCTTCATCACCCTTTGTTAAATCCATAATCCACTCTCTGTAATCATCTACATATTTGTTAGCATCTTCTAACTTTGCAAATGGATTTAAAGGATTACCATTAAAATCTAACCTTGTATCGTTTAATTGAGTTCTAATTTTTTGTAAAGTACCATTCCAAAAACTTTGTCTTGTAGCTGTCAAGTCACTTCCATCTAGTATTTCTTTTGCTATAGATTTTGCTAAGTCACTTTCTATTGGCCATCTTAAATTTAGTTGCCAAGAAGAAACAAAGTTATCTTTTGGAATACTTCCTTTAATTACTCTGTTCCAAGTTTGTTGTGCATATTCTTTTGCTGCTACTTTACCAAAAACACTAGAGGGTCTATCTGCAACTATGCCTTGTACTATTTCATCATAAGCTCTTTTGCTAGGTCTTATACCTTTTCTAAAATCATTTCCTAAAATATCATTGTAATAATTTGCCCATACCCAAGTAGACATTGGAGATTCTATCCAGTTGTCTAAACCATCTAATCCCATTCTAAATTGACCTTCACCAAACAAACGAACAGGCCAAGCTATTCTGGTAATTAACTGTGCTGATGTCCATATTTTTTGTGCTGGCCACAAAACATCAGAAAATGTTCTTAGTGTTTCAGGAACAAAACTTACTAACATATCAGCTTTTGGTATTACATTCTCTAATAAATTTTCTACAGGTAATTTTAACTTTGAACTTTCTGGCAAATCATCTATAAAATTTCTTGCGAGAGTTGCTAATTTTGTATCACCTATATCTATATTTGTGTATTTTTCTACTGTTGATAATGCTCTTCTTATATCTAATGGTTTACCTAAAGACCATAGTTCATCAAAATGTTGTCCAATATCAAAAGGTGTAGGTAAGTTTATTGGTGACCCATCTGGGCCAGGAATACTTCTCATACCTTGAAATACTTTTTCTATTGGTTGCAAACCACCACCTTCTGTTTTACCTAAACTTGCCCAGTAAGAACGAACATCATATTTGTTAGTTCCTGATATTTTTATTTTTCCTTGTAATTCATCAAAATAATCAGATACCTTTGCAATAGTTTTACTAGAAAAACCTTCTGATTTCATTAATACTTTTACTTGTTCTGGTAATTTTTCAAATAATATTTTGGCCATTCCTGCTCTATTGCCAGCAACAGATTGTTCAGCAAACTCTATAGATAATTGATTTGCAATATTTCTAGGTACTTTGAACTCTACCAACCATTGATTAAATACTTTTACAGAATCTGCTGCATCTTTGTACATAGCTCCTGAATCTGGTGTCCATTCACCAAATTTAGAATATGGAGCATTAGGGCCTTTTATTCTTTTTGATAAAGCATCTACTAAATTTTTGTTATATCCAATACTATTCTTTGACCTTATCAATGCAGGTATTCCTTCTGATTGATTTTTAATAACAAAACCTTTATATATTTCTTTTACTTTATCTATTGAATTTGCTTTTATTAAATCAAGTGCAAGTTCAGGGTCACGCACAGCATCAAAAACTCTTTTATAATCATTTGAATCAACAAATGCTTGTAGGAAAGGTTCTGACTTAGGACTATCTAAAAAGTTATCAATAATACCTGGTATCTTTTCAAACTCACCTGCTCTATATGCTGTTTGTATTTGACCTTGTACACTCTTAGCGAATTTAATTCCTTTACTTATTTTTCCTACAACAAGAAATGGGTCAGTAGCTAAAACTTTAAAGAAATCTATACCACCTGATACACCAGTATAAAGTATAGTGTTTTGTTCTATGCCTGCTAAATCTGCAACATATCTACCTAATGTTATATTTTGACCTCTAAATTTTGGTGCTTCTCTTAATTCTTCTGCTTCTGCAGCTACAGGACCTTGTGGAAAGTAACCTTCACCAAAACTTTTCCATACAGCTCCTGGGCTTTGGCCTTCTCTAATTTTTTGTAACGCAAGTCCTGCAGTAGATGGGCCTGCTTCTTTGTAATAATCACTACTTGTTTTACCAGTAATTTTTTTTATTCCTGGTTTTATTACTGTAAGCAACCCTGCAAGTTGTGGAAATAATTTAGCATAAGTTTCTGCTTTCTGTGCTTCATCTCTTGCTACTGCTACATCATACAAAGTAACACTTGGGTCACCTGCTAAACCTTTTGCAGATAAATCTTCTGCCTTTTCTTGTTTTTTTCTAGCAATAATTTCAAGAGGTCCACCTACTATTTCTTCTGTTTCTCCTGCTCTTGAAATCACAGCTCTTTCTGTTCTGCCTACTGTTGCATTAGCAGCACCACCACCAATTAGTGCTAGTACACGAAATATACCTTTAAATGTTCCATAAACAGGTTCATCTTGATAAGTAGATTTATTCCAAAATTTTACTCCTTCAGGTAGTTGAAACTGTTTACCTACAGCATTAAATACTTTTCCAAATGTAGAATTAAACATAGCACTTTTAAAAACATCATTACCTGTTTGGTTTGGAAATACTGGTTGTGATTTAGGTACTGCTTGATACTGTAATTTTAAAAGAGCTTCAAATTCTTGGTTATTAAGTCCTTTTAAAACTGCAGAGGAAATAAGCCCAGATTGTGCAGAAGGATATAGTCCTGCTAATTCTTTTGTTCTGTTTATTTGTTCTTGTGTAAATTGATTTTTTTTCTTATTATATATTATTTCTTTTTGTCTATTTTTTTCTTGTATCTGGTTATATTCTTCACCAAATGTGTATGGTCCAATAGGTTGTAGTACCATAACTAAATACTAAATGCTTGTCTTAGTGCATTAACATCTGAATTTTCTGCTAAATCTGCAAGCACTGCAAAATCTAAATCACCAATTTCTTGTGCAGTTAAACTAGGTACAATACCTGATGTTAATTTTTCGTTTGGTCTTTCTGTTGGTCTTTTTAAATCTAATATATTCCCCATACCCATAGGCATTAGAGGTGTAACTGGTTGACCACCTGCATTCAAAGCAACAGAAACTTCTTCTTCCATTGGTACAGCTCTTGTCTGGTCTGTCCTATTTGTAGCTGCTGGTGGTACATTTGTGTTTCTACCATCTACTTTAGGTAATGGTGCAGCTTGTTGTTGTGCTACTAACTCACCTTGTTCACCATAAGGCAGTCCAGGTATTCTTTGTACCTTTTGTGTTTTTTTATTACTAGAACTCCTCGTTGCCATCTTGCTCCTCATCATCATAAAACATAAATGTAGAACTTATAATCATGTACCCAAAAGGAAAAGCTAATGGAGGCATTTGGTCATAGTAAACTCTACCATCATCTTTAGCTTGATAAATTATAGCATCACCTTTTTCATCAATATCACCAAGTGAGTTGTGTACTATATCTGCAAAATCTTTATTTATTGACATTATCCACCTAACCCTTGTAATAACTGTGCTATGCCTGGTGGAGGACCTTGTGGTGGTAAGGCACCTCCTCCAAGCAATTCTTGTTCAGCGACTGGTATCTCTGGTTCTTCTGCAGTAAAGAATTTATCTAGTATGCCTTGCATATTATCTGGATTCTTTCTTATCTGCACAACAGCCATAGTTGCCTTTGTATCTCCTTGTTGTGCCTGAGCCAATAATGTATCAAATAAAACTTTGTCTGCTTTTTCTTTTGTAATTCTGCTATTTACTGCAGATAGGTTATCAAGACCATCTAAGTTTTCTTGTAGTGTCTGTGTGTCTATAATACCTGCCTGAAGTAACTGCAGCCCTGTTACAATTTTCTGTGGCTCATCATATCCAGCCATAGCACCATAAACTCTTCTAGTTTTAAATGCACCTTGTATATCTCTTTGTGGGTCATACTTTTCACTAAAAAACTGATTGTTGTAGTAACCAGATAATTCTTTTGATGTACCACCATACATTTTTTGGTCCCACTCTAATCTTTTAGAATCAATCATCTCTATAGCATCAGCCATAACTGTATGATATTCTCTAATCATTAGTGACATACTTGCACCTAATTCTTCTAATCCTCTACCTGTTGCAAAGCTAAGTGGGCTTTGTGAATCATCAGATACAGGATAAGAACCACCTACTCGTAGTTGTCGTTCTATTCTGTCTATTTGTTGAAAGATTTGATAAGGTACATTTGATGCAGGTTTACTTACTTGTGTACCTGGAGCTAGATAGTTTACAGCGAATCTACCTTTACGATACTGTCCTGATTCTATCTCTCCTGATATGTTTGTTTCTGTAAATACTGCATCTTCCATAGCTATTATTGACATCACATTTATCTTTGCCATAGAAGCCATAAGTCCTATAATTTGGTCATACTGTCCTTGTAATCTGTCAAAAGCAAACTTCTTTGCCACAACAAAAGCAGGACCACTATCTAGTGGGTTAGGTATAAAGTCAAGAATAGTAGAAGAAGTCATGTGAAATACATAAGTACCTTCTTCGTTGTAATACTCTGCTATAAGGTCACCCTCACCATTAGAGTTAGCCCAGCTACCATTGTAAGAATCTGTATATGCAGAAGCATACGCACTACCAATACCTAATGTATTGACTACATCTTTTTTCATTATCTGGTCAGCAAACTTAGGATATACCTTAGCTAGTGATTGTTTAGGTACTCTTCTTATTATTGCCATTTCTTTTGGTTGTTGGTCTGCACCAAAGTAACCAGGGAAACAGTTGTAAGGGTCACGAAGTTCTGCACAAGGATATGGTGTACCATCAGGTCCTTTTTTCTCTCTAATTACCCATACAGCAAAACCATAACCAGGTAGCCATCTACCTACTTGTGGCATTTGTAAATCTAATTTTTGTGTATCATCATACGAAGTTACAATACGAGCTATCTTATCTGCTTTACTTCTAGCTCTATCTGAATCTTTATTGTTAGGTACATCTACTTTTAAGTTTGGAATACGACCTATCTTCTGTGACAAGTGTTCTAAACCTGACATCATTAGGTTAGGTACAGGTATTTGATAATCCTCAAAACCTTTTAGTTGGTCACCAAGTAAAGCAAGAATACCATCAGGTCCACCATTCATAATTGCACGAATACGCCCTCTTGTAGAGTATGCACTTTGATTGTCATAGTGTAAATTAGTTACAGCGTATTGTATCTCTTCTGGTGTCATTCTATCCCCATGGGCTTTCGTTCATATCGCTTATATTCCATTCTCCAAAACTAGGTTTATAATCTAATCCTACCTCAGCTAATCGTTCTTTTCCTAATCTTCTAATAACTTTTAGAGGAAACCAACTAGCCATAACAACATCTGATTTATAATTTTTTGCCTTACTAGCTCTACTAGCAGCACTTGAAAAATAAATTAGTTGTCTACGATATATATTACTCTTAGTTTCACTTTCTGTGTTACCATAAGGCAAATTTATTAGCTTTTGTTCAAATAACTGTTGCATACTTCCAACACCATAAATAGGGTCATATTTGTTTTTTTGTGTTTGATGACCTTCTAAATACACACCAAATCTACTACAGTAATCTTTTATTTCTTTGTCTTGCCTTATTGCTTTCTGAAAACCATTTTCTTCTATAACCCAATGTGCTAAACCATACTTCTCATACCATTTTTTTATAGATTTTTTTGCTTGTATAACGCCACCACCTTGTTCGTTTTCTATATCAACAAGATATAACTCACCTGTATCTGGATTAGCTGCCCACAGTACACACGCCTGAAATCCTGTAGATGCAGGGTCTAATCCTGCAATCAAGTGTGTTCCTGCAGGTATGTGACCTACAACTCTGTTTATATCTCTACATTGGTCTATATCTTCAGAGTTAAACATTGTAATACCTTCTACAAATGCTTTGTTAAGATACACCATTTCAAATATTGCTCTACCTCCTGTAGTGTCTGCATTATTCTTTTGTGACATAAGCCACTTGTAAGTTCTTTTACTAGCCCACAACATACAGTCCTGATGTTCTTCTATATCTGTTTCAGGCAAAATACACTCTGAACTATGTGCCTCTTCTACGATATGTTCAAACTCTGGGTTTTCTAATAAAAAGTTATATAAATCTTCTGGGTGCTGTCTTGAACCTATAACAACAACAGCAGTATGTTCCTCTTTACGAGATGACAAAGTAGTTGTCCACCATTGTCTAGTTTGTTCTCTAGCACTAGGTTGCACAGTTGTACCATGGTCTTCAATATCATCAGCAATAATTAAATCACAGTCACGAGAAAGTATCTTACCACCTTTACCAACAGCAACCATAGTAGGTGATTTAATACCTGTTACTGTTCTAGTAGCAATAGTAAATTGACCTGATGACCAAGATTTACCTGACCTGACTTTTGGTTGGAACTTTACACCTGGTCCATTCATTTCTTCGTTTAACTGTTCATTATTTTCTAAATGGTCAAGCACAGAACCTACTGCATTCTTTGCAATATCTTCATTACCACCTACCCACATAATTCTTATGTTTGGATTTTTACATATCTGCCATACAGCAAAGTGTGTTAACAAATCTGTCTTACCATGTCTAGGTGGACTAAGTATCATTTGTTGTTTACCATGTTCTATCGCATCTACAATGTTATTTATCCAATTTTCATGAAAGTCTGCAGTTTCGTATAAGTCACCTGTTTCTGTTTTAAAATACCTATCTCTAAAATCTTTAAAATCTTGTAATGATTTTTTTGTTTCTTCTGCTATCTGCCAATCCTTTTGTGCTTCGTAAACAGCTTTATCCTCTTGGTAGGCTTGAAACATTTTAGTTACCACTGTTCTATCTATTTCCATTAAGTCAGACACTTCTTGATGTGTGTACTCTTTGTTTTCTATTTTTGTTGCCCAATCAGTACAAAATTCTTGGTAGCGAGGACCTCTTGATGTTGAGTTATTTACTACTGTGGGAACAGTATTTTTCTTTTTATTTTTATTATTAATATAATGAAATCTATTTTTACAAGATGCAGAACAATAAGGAGAGTTAGTGCGTGATTGTTTACGACAAGTTTCTCCTATGACATCATTTAATTTACATCTAGGTCTAGGCATTATTTTTTTTTCTTTTTGTCAGAAACCCTAGACTTTTGTACTTTCTTAATATTTACTTTTTTACCAGCTTTATATTTCTTTGCAGTACGCTTAATCTCTGCTGCTCTTTTCTTAGCTGCAGCATCAGACAATCCTGCTAAGTATTTTGCTGGTACACCAAATCTATAAGGTTGTGTTCTTTTAGCCACTACTTCTTTTTTTTCTTTCCACCACGAAGGTCAGTATCGTGTTTTTTAGAACCACGAATATAACTGTTTACTCTGCCCATAGCCCATTGAGCCATAGATACTCCTGGTCTTGAACCAGAACTCATATACGCAGCTTGACCTCTTTTGTAAACAGTTTTTAAAGTAGATAGTGATATACCACTTTCTTTTGATTTTTTAATTAATGATGAATTTGCACTTGCTGGTATCTTTGCCATTACTTTTTAATCTTCTTTACTTTTCCATTTTGCGTTCTTGCAAACTTGTGTGTTTTAGTTTCTCTAATAAGAGTACCATAGTATCTTTTGCCACCAAACATCCAACTTACTTTTTGAGCCATTATTTACCTACAGCTTTTTGTGCTCTTTTGTGAGCCTGTGTAAATGTAGCACCTCGCTTCATACTATTACGCATATACTCCATGTGTTTTTTTGTATGATGCACAGAATGTTTTTTCATTGTCTGTTGTTGTCTTTTTGTTAAACCAGACATATCTACACCTTTAATTTTCACTTCATCTTCCTTAGTTTTCTAAAATCAGCAGCATTTAATACATCTCTTGGTTCAGCTAATCTTGCAATTTTTTTCTGCTTTGCAGAATATCCTTTTTTACCTTTTGGCATATCTCTCCTTTACCAATCTCTACATGCCCAGTAACGAGCAGTAGTCTTATCTTTTGCAGTAGAACATTTATGCCTGGCACGAAACGAAGCTCTTGCTTTAGGATTACTTTTACGAACAGGCATATTTGGGTCACCAAACATTACCTTTTTGACTTTACCATTGTCCATGACAAAAACTTTTTTGGATTTTCTTCCATACCCTGGTTCGCCTTTCCTAATAGCACTAGGGCTATTTAGCTTGACCTTCATTCCACGCCATTCAGCCATAACTTATCTTTTGCCTTTACGCTTTTTGCCAGTCATTTTTTTCTTCTTCTTATAACCATACATAAGTTTTTGTTCTCCTAACTATACTATATCTTGTATGAGTGATTATATAAAAGGAAATAAATATCCTAATTACAAACCCTCTACTTCTTATACTAGTGGAAGAATTTGTTTGCAGGAAGGTTGCAATACTGTTGTATCAAAATATAACAAATATAGATATTGTAATAATCACAAACCTAAATCGTATCCTCGTATAAAGGGTAGAAAACCACCTACTGATTTACAAGAACCAGGGGTGTAAAAAAAATTTTTTTATAACAATACCCTAGACAAGCTAGGGCATATACAGGGAGGAACATGAATAAAGAATCATGTTATTCCCATACTAACAGAAAATGGTTAATGAGTTGCCCCAAAAACCATTTCCTGATTATTTAGTATGTCATCAACAGGTACTTGTATTATATCTACCTTCTGTTATTATTCAACTAGAAATATTATTTAGGAGTAGATAGATACAGGTAAAGAGGGCATCAGGAGCACAAAAGGCTTACCAGGGAAACCTGACCAACTAGAAAGACAAGTAAGCTACCCAAGGTCTAAACCAAACTAACTAATCAAACTTTTTCGCAAATATATTGCCACTAATGCCTGTTATGAAAAACCAGCTAGAATACCCTTATTGAAGAAATGTAAAGAGTGTGATAACACTCTAAAACAGATAGGTAATACAAACCAATACTATTGTGATAGTGCACCTACTAGATGTAGTAGGTCACTAAAAGTACACAATATCTAGTAGTACGCTTTTACTACAGTTTGTTACACATAAATATTAAGGTCTTAGACATATAATAATAGGGTGTCCACATTGACATTAGCATTGTTTTATATAGGTTTATTACTGTATATAACTACTATGCAATCTTCTATTATTGTTCTGTTGTCTTCTGTTCTTTTGTGTGGTTGTGTTGTGGGTATACTGTGGAAGACTTATAGGAAAAACTTTAAATACACCCCCCATCCATATTGAAACCCAGCAAAAAATAAACTTTATAAATAACTTGCACTTAAATAATATTTAGTCTATACTTGTTTACATAACTAAGGGGAGGTTAGTAAATGAAAAAACTATTAGAACTATTAGAACAGTATAGAACGCTAGAAATATCTTATCTAAGCTACTGGCAAGATGAGGAATATTATACAGCAGAAGATACAGTTCAAGCAAAAGAAATAATTAACTATGGTATCAATAACCAATTTGCAGTATATGTAAATGGTGAAAGATTTACTGGGTTAATCTAAGGGAGGTAAATAATGAAAACAAAA